TAACTGATGTTGCAGATTGAAAAGCACCATTTGCTCTTTGTAATTCTACTTTTGGTATCGATGCAAAATTTTGTCCTGTAATAGTTATTGTGCCACCTACATCTGCATCTATAACTGTTGGTGTAAAACTAGATATAACTGGTTGTGTTTCAGTCGGTATGGTTGCTGAACCACCTAATGAAACAGATACACCGTTAATTGTAATTTGACCATTTGCTAAAGCAGAATTTGGTATAACACTATTTTGAAATGTTAAACTATCACCAGATTCACCAATCGCTAAATTAGTTCCTGATTGTGGTGCAATAGTATCTACTTCTATTTTACTCATTATATAATTACCAAATTACCTGTTACCGTTACGGTTCCTGATACGTTTACGGGACCTGCTAAAACTCCTGAATCTATTGTTTGTGTATCAGAAATAGTTGAAGCATGTGTGTTAATGTAAGTTGTGGCTGTCATACCTGCAGACGGAGCACGTTTAGCAGGATAAGTACAAAATACAGTTTTAGTTCCAGCACTAAAATCAACTTTGTTATCTGAGTTTGAAGAGGAGATAACGGTATCTCTTGAAAGTGTATCAGTAGCTGCATCAGTTACTGTTCCAATACCGACTTCAAATTCAGCAGTTCCATCGAGTGCTATCGCATAAAACGTACTATTAGTATCACCGATACCTGTAACAAAAGTTTCGAAACCTACTTCAGTTCCTGTTAAACTAAATGTTCCTGTACCTGTAGTTGTACTAGTCTGTTTTACTCTGTCGTTTACTACAAAAGCCATTTATTTAATCCTTAATATTAAGCGTCGCCTAGTCTAATAATAGCGTTTGATGCATCAGCAGTAGGAAACTGAATAATAAAGTCTCCGTTTGTTGCTGTCTTGTTTCCACCAAAATCTAATACCAAAACTAATTCGTTTCCGCCTCCAGTTGATTTATATATAGCAGCTCCTGCAGCAGTTAAAGTTACAGATGGAAAAGTTAAATCTTGAAAATCAACAAATGCAGTTGTTGTTCCTGCAATTCCGTTGTTTGTTAAATTGTTTCCACCCGCTGTGTAAGAAGTTCCTGAAGAACTTACTTCACCATTTCCTGTTCCTGCTAAGTACACCGTTGAAGCTGTACTATAAGAACCGATACTAGTATATAAAGCACACTTGAAAGTATTTCCTCCATTACCAGAAGTGTCAAAATTAAAAGTTCCTTTTAACAAACCTGACTTAAAAGAATTAGGTACTATATTTGCCATACGTTATATCTCCTTGTTTATGGTGATGGTGATTGTATAGGAGTTCGAATAGTACCATCTTGCCATTCGTCTCGGCGTCTTCTACCTTGTTGTTCGATAGAGTACGTTGCTAAAGCTCTCTTATAAGATGCTTCATAGTATTGTAACATATCTGCTGGACCTTTCAAGTATCCATACGCCTCTGCAAGAGTAGCATATAGTAATAGGTCCTGATATTTATTTGATAAATATGTTGTTGTTGAATCTGATGTAGTTATCGTAGATGGCTGTTTGATATAAGCTAGTGTTATTTCAAATGCTGCGTTTGGAGTTGGAGCAACTACCCAAAAATTAGCATCCCAGTTAGCATAATATTTAGGAATACCCTGACCTGTGCCAGGAGTATTATAAAATTCAGCCATATAAGAAGTATCTTTTTTTTCCAAAAATACTTGTTTATTATTCGAGTCTTTTAATTGAACATATCTAATAATTCTTAAATCAGATGGTATAGTTACATATCTATTTCCAACTGATAATGTAGATGTAGCATAAAATCTATTATCATCAGAGTCTGATTCTCTATATATTCTATTCTCTGCATTTTTAGCCATAGTAGTTAATATGGCATCAGTTAAAACTGTGCTATCAACCTCTGTATAATCTCTAACATCTGTTTTTAAATTTAAAAAAGTATAAGCCATTATGTACGTATCTCCCTACAATTATCACAACTTTTTCTATAGTAATTGTGTTTGTCACAAGGCCAATCTTTAATTGGAGTTTCTGGTTCTGGAACAACAGTATAATATTCTATGTGTTCGTCCATCTGTCTTTTTGGCGTAAACAAATTTTTAATTTTATTTATAATATATTTTATCATGCTGTTAATGTTACGGGTCCTGCTGTAACCGTATTTCCTCCTGCATCTTCTGTTACCGTCCAACCTCCAGGTGCTGCAGATGCTACAGCAAAACTATAATTATCTGTATCTACAACATTTATACTAAATCCATTTGAATTTTCAAACACTGAAAAATCAAAACCGCCGCCAGATCCTTGCACGTTTCTAAATCTAACAACATCGTTATTTGATCTGCCATGATTTGGTTCTGATACAAATACCGTAGCAATGCCTTGATTAAATCTAAATGGATTTGCTGGTAATAATCTTGCAACAGCTGGTTCTGTTCTTGGTGGTCTAACATTACGTAAAGATATTGCATCACCATTCATGGGTTTTGGTTCTAATTGTGGTTGCTTTGGTTCAAATTCTGATACATGCACGAATGATCCATTCCATTCTCTGACCATTTCTTTATATGGAAATTCCATACCAGATCTATCTGAAACTGCTTTTGCATATTTACCTGTTGCGTATTTTGCCATTATGTTCCTGGGTAATAAGCTTTAGGTGTAATATATGTGCTAGAAGCTGACCCATCCTCCTGTAGTGCTCTTTGAAATTCATCTTCGTATACTAATTTCATTTGTTGTGTAAGTTGTGGATTATATTTCATGGATAGATAATATGCTAATCCTGAAACCATACATGGCACAAATCTAAATGGTAGATCAGTTGCATTTGCATAGTCTCCAATATCTTGTATTCTTTTTATAAAAAAGAAATGCATATCTTTAGATGCATTTGTAGAATCTGGTGTTGGATAAATGTGTATCGTAACTTTATCTATAAATCTTTCTACCCAATATTGATTAGGTGTACCTTTTGATAATTTGTTTGAGAAACCTGCGTACGTAGATCTATCTACTTTTGTCATCGGACTATCTGATTGTGTAGTTTGTGTTCTATTAGATCTTAATTGTGCTTCAAGAACATCTGATACTCCGTACACATTTGCTGGAGCATTCGTAGCTGCACTTGTACCATCGCCAGTGGATCTAAAAAAATTATAATCAGATTGACCTTCAATCAAATCTATATTTGTTGAACCTATTTCCCAATAGTGAATACCTCTGTTGCCCCATTCCTGGAACATAATATTTAAAGATCTTCTTGAAGATTTTAATTGATAACCAGTTACATTATGTATTCCAAGACGTTCGAAAGCCTCTTCTACTATTTCATCAATAGTAAAATCTTTGTCGAATACCGTTGTACCAGAAGTTGTGTTAGCCACGTTTTACCTCCTAGCCAGTGTAGCCAAGTGTTACTGATCCTGTTCCAGATATTGTAGCATGAATTGTAGTGTCAAATCTAATACCGTCTCCAGGAACATAAATATCTAAACCTTCTGTTCCAAAGTGAGCTTGAAATAAAAGATCACCGCTATTGTCTGAACTATTTCTTAATTCAAGTTGACCACTCGCATGACCTTTTGCTTGAATATAAGTTATTCTTGAAGGACCAATATTAGTTGAACCTCCTGCTATTGTTTTAACCTGACCTGTACTAGTAATTCTAGTAAATCTTTGATCTGATGACATATTATTTTTCTCCTAAATTTAAGTGTGGGCCGAAGCCCACACCAAATTAATTATTACGCTTCTTTAGCAAATACACCTTGTACATCAACAATCGTCCAATGTGTTGTTGAGTTTAAAGATGCACATACTACAAAGTCACCAACTTTTTGTGTAGCTTTTGTATTAATAAGATCTTTATTATCTGTTAAAGATCCAGCATACAAAATACCATCATTAGCATTTGGGCTAATAGTCATAGCGTTAGTTCCATCAGGAGCTGTATTTACAAATGTAAATATTCTTCCGATAGAAATTGCAGGTAAAGTAAAAACCATTCCATCAGTAGATGTAGTAAAAGTTTTACCGGAATCTGCATTCTGCACCGTGTAGTTAGCTGATTTGTTTTCTAGATTGAATCCAGTTAAACCTGCTTCGTTAAATTTACCTTGCAGAACTGGTCCTCTAAACAATGTTTTTGCCATAGTATTATCCTCCTAGTTTTTTCGAACGCAGTCTCTAGGCCGTCGACTATACTCGTCTACGTTCTGATTAATTGTATAGTGATTAATTTATATACTAGATTTGAGTAGAGCGCAAGAGAGCCTGTAATGTGAATTGAATTTATTCAACGATGTAGCTTTTTTATTAAGTAGCTACAGAAACTT